CTGCATCAAAGCATCAACACGATTCTGGTGAGGACGAAGAGTAATCATTCAGTTCGTTTCAATGTGGCCATTATAGCAGAAAAGGGTTCCCGAAGGAACCCCCTGTGACGGTTGTGAAAGTGGTTCAGGATTGAGTCAGAGTCAGGCAATCACCATCAGGATCAAACTTAATTACATTTCCATATACATCAACCAAACCACATTCAGTGGGGCGACCCTTATCATTAGGATTGGGTTTTACATATTGAGCAAGAAACCCAGCAAGTTTCACAGGAAATACTTCTTCATCAATAGAAGAACATTCTCCTTCCTCAACCGTATTGAAAGCAAACTGAAGCAATACTGCTTTCAATTCATTAAAGTCTTCAATGTATTCTTCACGAAATTTTTGAAGATCGTCAACACGATTGGTTGCATATCCAAACACCCAAACTGGAATATTCAGGCGAGTGCCGTGATATACAGCTCGCATCCAAGTGCTTTTGTTATCACCGTTTCCAGCACAGTACACAATGTATCCTTGCTTGATCAAGTCAGCATCAGTACGGCCTTCAACACCCTGTTTTGCAAATCCATTATTATTAATGAATCCGTTCAGAGTATTTTTACCGTTTCCAAGTGAGTTATAAGTGCGAAAGTTTGGAAAAACGGAACAACTGTTGTAGCACGAGTTTTTAATTTTCTTCCGAGTTTTTGAAGTTTTATCTGCTGCAATCAGATCAACAAATTTGTCAATCTCATCAGCAGTTGCGGGAATAATTTTAGCCTTTACAGCATTAACAACTTCTTTTTGATAATCAGTCCACTTCTGACTCAATTGAGGATTTGAATGATGATTGGATTGATTGCGAGCAACAATTTCCCAAAACTTACTTTCAAACTCATAAACATCATAGATGTAAACATCTTGACCAATGCGATCCAGTGCTTCGTTGCGATTAAATCCAGAAGATCCTTTTAGTTTTGAACTTGAAACATCAGCATCATCAAAAGATGTAATTGGCGGATGTGCAGTGATCAAATAACCAACGGTTTCGTAGTTATTTACAAGATCATTAACGTGATCTGTTTCGTTACCTTTGTCTCGTGGTTGCTCTTCGATATTATACCGAACAAACGTCCGAGGAATCAAATATCGACCAATGTGAGTTGCTCCTTGATATTCATGAGGAGGGCGAACCTCAAGTGATTCTTGAACAATTTCCTCAGTCAAACCAAGAGGATTGTTGCAAGTTTGTGCCACTCGATTCCAAACAAGTTCAGTCTCGGAGGGTAGAAAAGGAATCTGTACCTTTGACATGTGTTAAATTAAATAAACAACAGAATATGATTGGGTTGGAACTAAATTCCTGTCCTTCAATCATGTGGCCAATATAAACCATTTTTTATTTCTTGTCAAGGGCTAGTACAATCCGTTACCTTATCTCCCAACACCCGAACCATAAGATTCAGTGATCTTTGATGAGGCCTCTGCCGATAACCGTACCATTTTCCAGGTTTACCATTATGATATGGTGGAATCTTTCCTACAGTATAATATTGCTCAGCAGTTAAATCATAAATTTTTTCTCCATCTTGCAACCACCAATGAAATTCGTCCCGATAATCTTTACCACTCATCGGTTGTAGTTTATCAGTATCTATTAAGTAAAACAATGCCTGTGTAGAATGATAGCAATGTCCGTACACTGGATTGGTTTGATTCTCTTTCCGATATCTTGGAGATAATAAATCTGGCGTGAGATTACGTCGAATCAATCCCATCACCAATACCATGTTATTCTCTGAGTATCGGTAAGGATCAAAGGTTAATGAGCGTGTTTGAAAAATTGTGTTCTTATGATATCTGTGCCTCTCTATAGTTCTCATAGCCGTCCCGATCAACCTCCACAAAGGTATTCTAATACCTTATTTACATTCTGTCAAGTAGTGCAGATACAACACCTCTTCCATTAGATGTGCTTCTCGTTCCCAAGGCATTTCCTCATAATCGAGATCAGGACATTTGATATTCTTCCAACACCTCACTCCACGTTTATCACGAAGATCTCCACGAACATGCTGAAGCACATGTTGAAGCTCATGAAGCAGAGTCTTAATATAATCCTCTATTGTGAGAAAGTTATGAATCTCAATAAGGAAACTACGGGGACGTGAGTCACAATCTTGTACGGAACAATAACCATACACACCTTCCCTCATAAGTCCTCTGTGAAGCACCTCAATCTCTATTTTATGCCTTTTAAGGTACTTATCACAGAACCACTCTACAACGTCCTCACAGCGCCTTCTGGAGTAGTTATAACCGCTTGTAGAAAGAGATAGCATCAGAACAAAGAATTAAAAACAACTTCAGTGACTTTGGTTCCCCAATGAAGGAATGATATGAAGGAACCCATAAAGATGAGTTTTTCAGTTGTTGTCAGTTGCATAGGATCTTGAAGATCATGTAGCCATGATAAAACCCCCCAGGGTGATCTGGGGGGTTGAGTGGACAGTTTACAAAGTGTCTACAGTATGATATTAAATGCGATTGAAATTCGGTCTTCTTCGGAACAATTTGGCGTGACTCTATGTAAAAGATCTGCAGGAAATATCATTATTGTTCCTTCTTCTGGTTCAAAATTCCATTCGAAATCTAAGTAAAAATTTTGTTTTGCATTGTCACCTAAAGCATGTAAAAATCTATTTCTTTGAAACATTCTTGGAGTTTCAAATTGTATTACTCCAGATTCTTTGGGTATTTTGATCCAAAAAACACCAGAAAGATGTGACTCTGGATGATCGTGCAGAGCATTATGATTATCTTTTTTGTTTATGTTAATCCACATATTTGAAATGTTAAAACCTGAAGTGTTGATGTCCGTTTCAGATATAACTTTTTTAGTATTGAAAAAAATATAATCGTAAAATTTTATAAACGTTGGATGTTTATAAAAATGATCGTAAGATTGCCACCCACCTACGTTTGATTTAGTAACACCTTCGTCTGTATTTTGATACTCATAGATCCAAGAAATCAACGAATTTTGAATTTGATCAAAATCATCACATTTAAGTATTGAAATCAATGATGGAAACAAAGGTACATGATAAATTGACATTTCACCTTTTCTCCCCAGGATCCATTCCTAGATATGGTCGTTTGTCATAAATGTGATCGGCATAAGGACCATCAGCATTGACATAATGCAAAAATGCTTGAAGATACCATTTTTGTGTAAATTCTGGTCTCCAATGCCACAAATCACATCCACGATACAAACAAAGATCTCCAGGTTCAAGTAAAATTTCTACTGCATCACTTTTGTCTTTATTTTTACTGAAATAAATTGGATTGATCTCTTCTCCCTCAGGAACTCCAAGTGCTAATGTTGCTGACATTTCGCAGGATGGACGATCAATATGCACTAAAAGTTCATCACCTTTACCATATAACCTTGTGTAAGTATATGTTGGTAATAATTTAAATTCACTAATTTCACTTAATGATTCTATAGATGCTTCCAATATCGTTTCAATGAGTGGATCGGAATAAAATGAATGTGCAAAAGGTGCCTGACAATCTCCTGGAGTTGCATGTCCTGCTTTAATTCTTAAAAAGAAATAATCCTGAATGAAGTATGTAAAATCTTTGTCAATAAAGTTTTTGACTACATGATAACCTTTTTCTTTGAAACTCATAACAATACCTCATTTGAACGGCGGGCCATGTACCCAGGCAACTAACGCATATCTTTCTCCTTTTGTGACTGGAGTGCATTCATGAAGAGTATATGATGGAAAAAACACACTCATTCCTCTTTCTTTTTTAATTCTATTTCCATCTTGCCCATTATACAGGATCAATTCTCCACCTTCATACTCAGATGGATCTGAAAGTTGAACAACAACACTTAACTTGCGATTATGTGGAGTAGTCCAACATAATGGATCTACATGTTGTTTATAACATCCCTGTTCTTCGGACGAATAGTAAGTAAATTGCAATTTTTCCAATTTTGTAAGATCAAATTGAAAAAACTGTTCGTTCATATCATTAACCGCAGTTGTCAGTCTTTCATAAATCCACGAAGTTGTTGAATTCATTGGAATCCAAGACACGAATGAACGACGATGATCTAAACAATCAACACCAGAACCACCAGTTTGTGCTCTTTCTAAATTTAAAGTTGTTCCAATCTTTACGATGTTGTCAATTTCATCTACTACAAACAAACGATTAGTCCATGAATAAGGTTCATATTGGTGAGATGTTAAATGCCAATATTGATCACCATTGTTTGCATTTTCAAATACATTATTTCTCAGTGAGGGAATATCATCAAGAGAATTATAAGATCTCAAGTAATCAGATATCATATTATATAAATTAAAGATTAGTTGATGGCCAAGAAATTGTGTAATTAATTTTTAGGAAATCTTTTAGTTTTGAAACTGAAGAAAGTCTAGATGCAAATTCCATTTCAACATCAAAACATGCTTGAATATAATCGTGAATGGCATCGGTTAAACTGACAATTTCTGTACCACTTAATTGTACCACACCATCTCTTGTTTTCCAATTATAAGTTTTTTCTAGATCATTTGATACAAGCATTCTTTTTTGATATAACGAATTAACTGTTCCTTCATTCAAAACATAAACGTTGTCGTTATATGTTACTACTTCTGTTTGTGCTTGCCAACGAAGATCTGCAACATCATCTAAAATTTTACCTTTTAAACTATTTACAATTAACGAATCGCAGGAATATTTTAAAATTTTTTTATCGGTTAATTTTATCCATCCAAGATCATCTAACTCAGAATCTGTCATAAAACAAAGACCAGAAATGTTTCTCCAGTTTATTGGTAACTCTTGAAAACAATTATTAATTTTTTTATTTTCTTTATCTACAAAAGTATAAAGATTGTCAATCATTGTTTTGGTCTCCTAGGTTTTTTAGTTTTTTTTGATAATTGAGCAGAATCCTCATTATCTTTTTTGGCACCTTCTAACATTTTTTGCTCTTCAGCAAATTCAAGTGCAATTTGATTCATGTCACGCTCAAATTCTAATGCTTTAATTCTTTTTTCTCTTTCTAAATCAAGTTTAAGGGTCATATCTGTTACGCCAACAGAATGTATTTGGTTCATAATTTCCCAAGGAGATGCTCCTTTAAGCATTGCTGTCCGTTCATCATCATTTTCCCATTTACGCCAAGCACTGAAATTTTGTTTTGGTCTTGTTGCGACTTCAACTCCACAAGCAGCAGCTATTTGTTCAAGTAATTCAACAGCTTCAACTGGTTGTAATAATACCCATAGGGATGCAAAATCACCTCTCATTGAAACTTCAATCATTCCATTTCCACAACCTCCAACTGCCACAGTTCTTGCTCTTGTTCTGTTTTGCAGCATTCCTTGATATTGATTTTCTTCTTCAAGTTTGCGAAGTCTTTGGCGCTGAGTAAGATTTTTTTCAGACATAATAACTTATTTAAAGTAATGAATTATCATTTTTTATTTATTATTGATTCCAACTAATTGTCACAGAACCTCCAGGAGCAACAGTAACTGGAATCGTATCTCCAGGAAGTACATAAACGGATGCATTTGTTGCTGATGCTGAAGCAGCAGGCAGGCCTGCTTGCCCTGGATTGGCACTGCCAGGAGTACCAGGTTGGCCAAAGTGCCCAGGTTGAGTATTTCCAGGTATAGATGCTTGTCCGGCATTTGCATTTCCGGGATGTCCAGATTGCCCTGGAAAACCAAATAGTCCTTCACGACCATGACCACCGCTACCTCCATATTGTGCTCTGCCAGTAACTGGGGGATAATGAGCACCGGTGCCTGGATTACCGCCGGCGCCATATGGGTGTGCAACAGGTAATGCGCCGGGCCCGAACGCACTGGGTTGCCCAGACGCAGCAAAATTAACAGCAGTTTGTCTATGTCCTGCTGGATTTAATGAAGATCCAAGACCACCCGCACCGCCATTAGCCGCAGACGCGGGCCCCGCACCATGGCCGCCACTGCCGGGGAATCCAGGATTTCCATTTCCAGGTCCACCTGGGTGTCCAACGTTTCCGACGCCGCGCACGCCAATGGCGCCTTCAGTCCCACTATTAGCAGTTCCTCCTAGTCCACCAGCGGCACCTGAAAATTCTAGATTTCCAAATTTGGAGATCGCTCCACTGCTTCCAGGACTTCCAGCAGTTCCTGCAAACCCTGCTTGACCTGGATTTCTAGTTCCAATATTTGCATTTGCAATCAAACTTGCATTCACACCAGTCGCGCTGCCAGCAGTGGAATTTCCTGATGCTCCAGTATTCCCGCCGAAACCGGCTTGTCCGCCAGTACCGCTATTGCCGGCGTTGCCATAACGACCAGTAGAAGGAACTGGTCCAATACTGACGTTACCGCCGTTTCCACTGATGCCGCCGATGCTACCACCAGGCGCATTTTGTGCATTCCCGCCACCGGCGCCATTCATTCCAGGTCTCAAAGGTCCTGGCACAGTCGGGGGACCTCCCATACCTCCTCCTCCTCCTCCTCCGCCGCCGGCACTGCCGTGACTTGCATTTCCGTGAGCTCCAGGATTTCCATTTCCTGCATTACCATGAGGGCCCTGAGGGTTCCATATTACACCTGTGCCGGGATTTCCATTTCCTGCAGCACCACCAGCACCGGCAGTTCCAGCAAATCCAGCATTTCCTGCACCACCATGACCAGTGACATCTACTCTGGTGACTCTGGAAGGAACTCTAAAACTTCCTGGCGCATTAAAAACGAGAGTTGTTGCACCAGGAACAGATACACTAGAAGGTACTTGTCTCCCACCAATAATTGATCTACCCGATACTCCAAATGCCATATTTCTTTAATCGTAATAAAACCAACCTGTTATTATATATTTAGGTTTATTGCCGTGAACAACATTACCTCTATGAGTATGTGTAAATCCTGCAGGCCATATTACCATACAATTTTCTTTTGGAGGAATTCTACATTTTTGATACAAGAACTCAGTTTCTCCTGCAGCATCTGGTTCTAATGAATTCAAATACAAAGAATATACTAATCCTCTCCATGCTTGTTCGCCATTTCCTTGCTCTGGATGCCATACATGATAACCGCCTCCAGGCATTGTTCTTTGCATTTTTACAGAACTACATCTTAATGATGGTTCTTTTAAAACATCATATTCATCAGTATATTCATCAAAGCAATTTTGAAGTCCTTCAAAGAAAACATCCATTGCTGATTTTCCATTGAAGGATGATGTTTGATGATTTCTCATGTTTAACATCACCGAATCATCTTGTTTTGATATCTTTTTAACTCCCTCAATTTGTTGTCTTGAACCTACCATTCCATATGATTGAAGACGTTCAAACTCTTCAATCATATGTTGACAAAAACCTTCAGGATATACGTTTTCATACATTCCAATGAAATCGATATATTTTGTTTTCATATAATTACTTCAAATTTTTTGAATATTTATAGGTTTGTTTGTGATAGATTACCGTACCAATTGACTCCACTATTAGTTGTAATGAATGAATATGCATTGATTTTATCGTTTGTGGTGGTTCCAACGCCAACAGAACCACCTTGCCAATTGATGGATGCAGGCCAAGTAATCGTTGGAACTCCTGATGATGGATTGGTAAGATAAAGTATAAATCCAAAAGCACCGGGGGACATTTGTATTGAGTTAAAATCAAATGTTATAGATCCATTTGGTAGTGTGGCAGTTATAACATTTCCATCTGCAACTCGAATTGTTGTAATTCCAGAAGAAAGAGTTCCTAATGAATTGACTACTTCTGCGTAATTTGTGAATGTTGATGATAAAATGTTGCGATTATCATCAATAATGTCAGTTCCAATAATTTTAATTGACATCTTTATGAAAAATTAAAGAGAGCAATGTTTCCATACCAATCTACTCCATTATTTAAAGTATTGAAAGACCAAATATCAGTTTTACTTGCGACAGTTGTTCTGTCCGGAACTGTCCCACCAGTCCACTTAACTGATGATACTCCCGCTGTACTTGGCCAAGAAAGTGTAACAGTTGTTCCACTTCCAGCATTTGTTAAGAATATCAGAAAACTTGCAGCACCAGTTGAAATTCCGGAAGTAAATGTGAAAGTTGTAATTCCTGATGTTGGTAGTGTTGCCGTAAATACTGTTCCCGTGGATAATCCAATATTAACAACAGAATCTGCAGGCAATGTGCCTAAGGTAACAATACTTTCACTGTAATTTTGTAAAGTAGTAGTTGAGATTCCTCGATTGTTATCAATAATAACACTGGAACCGATTGAAATTGCCATATCCTTTTTTATTGATTATTTATTTGATTTTTAAGATTTTGAACTTCTTCGGAAAGTTCTTTGATTGCTTCAATCAAAACACCAATGATACCATTATAATTAACCGTCTTGGGACTGGTATTACTCACAAGTTCAGGAAGAATTTCTTCAAGTTCTTGTGCAATCACACCTACAGATGGTTTATTATCTTTCTTCCAGTTAAATCTAACACCACGAAGTTCTGATACAATATCTAATGCATTTTCAAATGTTTGAACATTTTCTTTGAGATTTGCATCAGATGTTGAGTTAAAATCTGCAGCTGTCACAATACCTGTTACGCTCACCTCATTGGCAAATAATGTTGATTGGAATGTTCCGATACCAGCAAAGGTTGAAACACCTGATACACTCAATTGATTTGCAAATAAAGTAGTACCAGTAACAGTTGTAATACCAGCAAAGGTTGAAACACCTGATACACTCAATTGATTTGCAAATAAAGTAGTGCCAGTAACGGTTGTAATACCAGCAAATGTAGAGACACCAGTTACATTTAATGTGGTAGCAGTAGTAATACCAAGACTTGAGATGCCAGTAACATATAAGTTATCAGTTAAATCTATATTTGTAGTGTTTAATGTATTAGTATTGTGATTCCACTGCAGTGTTGTCTGATCAATCGAAACTGATGTTACATTTCCACTTGTAATACTAGTAAGAAGAATATTTTGTGTTCCACTTCCTGTTTGCAGACTTGCACCAGCATTTGATATATTTGTACCGTCTCCATAAAAAGATGTTGCAGTTACAATACCACCACTAATTGTTACTCCAGTTCCAACTTTAAGAGTTGTAAAAGTTGAAACCCCAGTTGTTGCATTTATATTGCCAGTGAGGTTTCCAGTAACGTTACCAATTAAAGAACCATAAAGAGAATTAGCAGTAACAATACCTACATTTAGAATTGAAATATTGCTTGCATTTGCCGAATCAGTTGGAATTGTGGTTCCAATGCCAACATGAGTTCCTGTGAAAACAAAATTATCTGAACCCGCAGTTACTGAACCGTTATTGTACTGAACATTATTTACAGATCCTGCTGGAATTGGAGGAACGCCAGTCAGTCCAGACCCGTCACCATAATAAGTAACAATACCACTTACAGCAGTTATAATTCCCGACGTTATTTTAACACTACCTAATGTTGATATTCCAGATACATTTAAACTATTGAAGTTATTTGGATCTAATGCCAGTTCTCTTTCTAATGATTCTCTAGTTGTTGTATCAATTGTTTGAATACCAGCAAGAGTAATTTGTCCACCATCAGTATAAACAACCGTGCTAGTTCCAACTTGATATGTTGCTGCTGTTGCAACTCCACTAATTTTTAATCCTCCGGTTAAATCAATCCCAGAAGAGTTAATCGTTACTGCAGATCCAACAACCGCAGAGGATGTAATGACTGCAGAAGTTGTAGTTGTGACTCCAGTTACTGTTAATGATGTGGCACCAATACCACCAACAACTTGAAACTTATAGAGAGCACTGAGATTGGTGCTACCTATGCCGACGTTTGCTTTTGCTACATCAGTAAAGATTAAACCATTATTAACTTCAAGACCGTTTTTAACGATAAAATTTTTATTAACTCCAGCCATTGAGGTTCTCTCTCCCCTCTATACTTTTTATATTTATATAGAAGTTATCACTAAAGCACCAGAGTTGTTAATAGTAACTCTAAATTCATTGCCATTCGGTGATGTCAAAATCAAACCTTGAGTACTATTTCCACCTGCTTTGATGTCACCTTCGACTCTCAATTTGCGTGTAGATATTGCTGTTCCAATACCAATGTTCCCATTAGTTCCATAAATTGTAGATCCTGATCCCACTCCAATTTCAATACTATCAACAGTCACATCCATTGCAGTGGAACTTTTGGAAATTAATCCAAATCTTCTCCAATCATTTGTATCAGTATAGACCCAACCAAGATAACCACTCGTTATGGGATTTGCATTGAGACTTACATCACCAGGATTACTTTGCGTAGTTGGAGTCTGAGTATCAAAACTGATTTTACGTGCTATATCAGCAGTTCCTTGTAGGAAGATTGATTTGGCTTCAATACCTTTGTCGGAGTTTGATGTGACTTTTTCATTAATAACAATTGGACCATCAAATTGTGACACTAATGACTTATCATCGCCACCGCCAACACGAATTGAACGATTAACATTAATTTCAAGTGGTGAAAGAACATCAAATCCAATGTTAATTCCACCCTCTCCAATATCTTCTCCAGTAATTGTTGGAACTGGAGAATCATAAATTTGCTCTTGTCCTGTTGTTGAGTTTAACTTTTTATTGCCAGTGTAGAAATTACCACGATCGTCCATACCAGTATAAATGGTAACGCCACCATCAAGTTTCACTGATTGAGCAATTAATTGATCTCTTTCTGTAAGCGACCGATCTTGTTTTTCTGGGAATGAAGTGGAATAATTTCCTGGACCATATCCAAGATACTCAAAAGTATGTCCAGATGCACGAACAATAGAATTTCTACGTAATTCAACAGGAATTGGATTGATTTTTCTAACAATTGATCCTACAGCATGTGCTTGACGATTTGTACCAAGAACAGATCTAAATGCATAGATTACATTTGCTGCTGGAGTGGTTTTAACTTTAAAAATTTCATCATCAATGGAGAAATAATCTCCAATTTTAAATCCAAGAGTGTCTGAATTTGTAATGTAAATTGGTGAGGATTCTAATGCGCTTGCCGTAATTGCTGTTGCAAGTGTAGTGGTAATACCGGCATATTGTTCAATTAATCTACCAGATATTTTTTCATTTGATTTTGTAATTAATCCACCTTGAGATGTAAGTCTATGGCGATATACTTCAATTGTTCCACTTGTTGATGGAGATGTAGTTCCCAATCCAACGATAGTAAAGGATGTGCTGATTCCTGAAATAGTATCAACAATTGTATTATCTACAACAAAATCGCCATTGTAGATGCTATTTGTTGCTCCACTAAATCTAACCTTATTGCCAATCTTAAATCCATGAGCTCCATTAAATGTTACGATACCAGTTTGTGTGGTTCCATTATACGTGAAAGTAGAAATTCCAAGAACTTTACCAGTAACAACTGCAGCAGAATTTGCTGTTGCAGTAACTCCTATACCAGTTGTTGTGTATCCAACAATTGAATTCGAAGATTGAACATAAATTTCTTTTGGATTGTTGGTATGAATAATCTTATACAGATTATTATATGCAGCATTTGATTCTGAACCAACACCGAAAACACTTAAACCTTCTCCATGTGGATCATAAATGTTTGCAACGGTAATTGTTGCTCCAGATCCAACAGTTCCAATTCCAGTAACAGCACACAAATCACCAACATTATAGGATGAACCACCATCCATAATTTTAACGTCTGTGACAGTTCCAGCGACACTTACCGTTACAACAGCTGTTGCATTGACACCTATTGATGTATTGAGACCCGTGAGTTGTGCATTATAATAAGTTCCAGCAATGTATCCAGCACCACAAGTTTGAATACCAACAGAGGTAATGCCAGAGAATCCATGATCTAATTTTGTATAGATTGTATGAGTAGTTCCTGATCCTGAAATAATATCAGTAATTCCGAGACCAACATTTAAATCGATAAATTTATCTTGAATTGTTTGTCTCGATAAACTCTTTTGTGGATCGTTAATAACAACTTTTCCAATCTGATTTGAAACTGCAAAACACTTTGCTGCTTCTGGGTCAGAGATTACATCATCTCTATTTGTTTGTGGATACAGATTGTTAATTGGTTGACTTAATTTAAAACCTGTGAATGGGGAAATTGTAGGAGAAATTGAACTTTCAATTAAAGTAAGGTGATAAATTCCGTCCTGAACATTGTGTTCATACTTTTGTACCTCAACACTTCTATAAACTTGATATGTATTATTTGTTCTCTTTCTCTTAAAGTGAGGGAGATTTAAATTTCTTGTATTAATGTCACTTTGGAAAGAACCTGGATCAACAGAAAGATCGTAACTAAAATGTTTTGTGTTACTAATATCAGTAACAGTAAATGTACCATTAAAGAATGAATTGGCAACACCGGTAGGATTGTTGGTGCTCTTGACATTTAAAACTTCAACTTGAGATCCAATAGTTAAATTATGTGGAAGTTCAGTAACAACGTTTGCGGTTCCCGAAGAATAACTACAAGTTGCAATAAATCCTGGATTTCTTAATTCTGTTGTATTTTGAAGCGTTGCGGAAGAAGTGTTGAAATATTTTTGAATTTCAGTTGCATCGTTTCCAAGGGTATCATTTGAAACTTGAAGAATATATCCATCAATTGGAGATCTTGATAGAGTTGGAGAATCTTTTGGTATAACATAACGAACACGATATACAGTTTCCGATACGTTTCGAGTATCTGGTGTTCTCTTAATGTAAGTTCTTGGTGTGGTTGTTTCTGTATAACTTGAACTTAACAAAGAATAAATTGAATTTTCCGTCGATGCGGTGGCAACATTCACATACCACTGTGAATTTGTGCTATCAAATGCAATTGGATGTCCAATATCTCCAGAAGTTTTATCAGATACTCTACTTACAACTTTAAGAATTCCGCCCTTAGTATTAATTGTAAGAGGATTTGTATTAATCGCATCAGTCAATGTTTGTGCAATCTTAACTTGATTTGATCCGATTCCTGAGGTAATTGCATGATAAATTTGGTTTGCATTTAAACCATCAGGAAGGCTTCCATTGTCGCTAATTACACGAATTGTTTCTCCATTAGCAAAAGTATGACTTGAAGTTAATGTAAGTGTATCTGAAGAAATGCTATTAATTCCTGCAAGAGATCTTCCAACTGTGTATGATTTTTCATAAGAAATAGTCGTATTCGGCATTACAATTCTTGCCGAATACTCTGTGCTTATACCACTTGATGTGATTTGAAGATATAATCTATCATTTGGACTTGCGCCAATTCGATATCCATCAATGACATTTTCTGGTGGGTCGTTTTGATTAGTTTTCTGATATAAGTACAGTCTTGAAGTTAATGCAATTCCTACTGTATTTGTGCGATCAAGACTCAAAAATGATACATTTCTTTCATTTGCTTGATTTTCTTGTGGAGAAATAATATGAGTAATATATCCAATATCATCTTTTGCAAATGCATCTTTCCTAAATCCCTTTGCAATTAATGCTCTTGCACCAAAGTTGGAGTTGGAGTTATTGATAGAAAAGTCTCCACCACTATCAACTTCAAAATGATTTGCATAACCAATTGCAAAAACAGATACGATCTGAATATATGAATCATTAACTGCTTTAATATGGGAATTTTCATATGCTGGTTTATAAACTGATCTCGAATCTGTACTAAGACTCGTAACAGTGGTTGAATCTTCATACTGACCAGTTGTTGAATCATATTTGACAAATGCATTATCGTCTTTTTGCAATCCAATTCCAGTGAATTGGGCAACAACCATTGACTTAAATCCAGATGCCTTATTTCCATCCGCAAGCATTCCACACATTCCATATACAGAACGTGTAGAAACATTAAAGATGTATGGTGATGCTGATGTTACTGTATCAACATTAATACTTAACGTTGCTCCTGCAGTTGTTGGTAATGGATTAGAGGGAACGTTTTGAACTTTGTAAGTCAGAGTTGTGCTATCTATCGATTGATAAACAACAAATTTTCCATTATAATCACTTGAAGAAACTCCTTGAATTGTAATTGGGGTATCTACATTTAATTCTGAAAATGGCTCTGCTAATGTAACAGTAATTGTTGTGGTTCCAATGATTCCATCACCAGCACGAATACTTGTGATTCCTACCTCAGCGCCTCTAGAACCGACAATACGATATTCATCAATAACTGGCTCAAAATCCTGATCTGCAGAAGGATAATCATCAAAGATTTCTCTACCGCTTACAGATCCATAACAAATACCAACCTTTTCATAGTACATATCAAGATCTGTTCGATCTGTTGAATATGTTTGATATGCATCATCAATATCGACATCATTTACACCATCAGCATATTCAAAACATGTTAATTTATGATGAGAAAAATTAGGAACGAATAAATTGCTTGTATAATCCTTATAACAATTTCCATTTGGATCCGCATCAAGAATTGTAAATTGCCAGAAATAACAACCACCAGTTATTCTAAAGATTGCCGATCTTTCAACATCATCATTTTCAGGATTTGGAACATATGTTGGACGAATTCTTGTTTTTCTTAAATCCATACCAACAATGGAGGTTCCACGAGGAACAATAACTCCACCATGAATACTGTTTAATTTATAAAGAGCATTATTTTCTGCAGTTAAATCGAAAACGGTGCTCAAATTCCACTCAGTTAGGTCATTTGAGGTTGCACCAGTTCTCAGTCTAAAATTATTTGCACCATCTGGAATCCATCCCGGACGGTTATCTACAACATGATCACCAGGATATAAGACAATTGTTGTTTTGTTGAATCTATCATTATTGGATCCACGCTGATAAGAAAATCTTGCAGATTCTGCAAGAGCTCTTTGAATTGTTCTAAATGGTTTTGTTAATGAATTTCCTTGATTTTGAATACTATCTGTTGCATCGATACTACTTGGATCAACATATAAAATTGTACCACGAACAGATTTCAGAAAATTATCTAAGCGTGAGAGACTCATCTTATTTAAACTATAGTTTCCGTTATGGATTATTTATCATACAAGAAAACCTCCATTAAGGAGGTTTTCAAGTCACACGGAAGGGGTTTGGTTTGAGTATCGCCTTCTTATATATTAGCATACTTTTTCGTCTCCCACAAGAGATTCAAATTTTTATCAAATATCATCACATATCGGTGTTTGCGACTTCTTTCTTTCCACTCTCCCTCAGAACTTTTTATTTTTCCACGAGAGTGTTTAGTTCCGTCTGAATAATAGAAATCTTTCTTTCTATCTGTGAGACCGTAGTACTTAAAGTTACAAGCGCGATAAATTGTACCAGAATGGTGATCTGAATCGGCATAAGAAAGGATTGCTTTAACTTCAGTATCTTTCCGAAATTGTCTAATCGCTCGTGACACAAACCAAGAAGTGATGTTATGTTCGCATGACTGCGTACTAGGGTGGATGCAAAGTCTTGAAAGTTCAAAGAGTCCTTGTTGTTCATCACGATTTAATCCAAATGCTCCTACCGCAATTTCAGGTACTGGTAAACCAGTAAAGACGCAAGCACCAAGACAGGGGCCCAATCTAAGAACCTCTGTAAATGACTTGCGATATAATCCATAATTATAACCAGACTTAAAATCTTTTGATTCGTCTTTTAGATAATGATGAGTGTAAAGAAGTTCTTTAATGTCATCTTTACTCACTCTATCTATGTAAAAGTCAGACTTCATTCACTTTGCTTACATTCCATCATATATTCTACAGTATTTGCCACATCATTCATAGCGTCACGAAGATATGGTTGTTGTCCAGATTCTTGTTTGACGATTGGGCGACTATCATCAGTCAATGTCCAACGCCATTGCTTCATTGAATCACAAAACCAGAGATTAATTTTCATGTTTGAAATGTTCCAGTTCGATCCAATTAAGAAGGGTTTGGAAGGAACTGATTGATGCGGCCGTACAATTATCTTTTTTAAGTTGCTCAACATAAAATTCAAGTGCCTCAATGGCCATCTCACGATCTTTTTGGGAAATTAATGACATTGGAGTTTCTTATTGAACTCAAGCCAGATGTCGGATTTGAACCGACGACCAACGGTTTACAAAACCGTTGCTCTACCACTGAGCTAATCTGGCATTAATCAACAGGAAGACACTCAGGATTCTCTAGTTCTACATCAAATAACATTGGATGGCATTGCTCATCAATAAGATAAAATGATGTTCGATAAAGATCCTCAGGTTCCCATCGTAGTTGTTGATCTGCTAGTTCGATCAACTCTGGATCTGAAAATGCAATTTCTGGAAGTTCATCAAAGGTAAATGGTATATGATTGATGAAATACATCAAGACAATTTTTGAACCCTTTTCATACCAGCAATAGGCAGTTTCGATCCGATACTTCATTGCTTTTTGATTTTATTTAGAAGTATATGGGCGAAGGGGGACTCGAACCCCCACGGGAATACTCCCAGCAGATTTTAAGTCTGATACGGCTACCGATTACGTCACTCGCCCATAAGAACCTATGTTTGGTAGGTAGGAGGATTATACTTCAAGAACTCAAAGAATGTCAACTTCATTTCTTTTTGTGTCATTCCGCAATGTTTTGCTGCTTTGGGTAAATTCCACTTTGCAGAAAACAAAGCTTCATTAGACTCTTTGACATTTTCTGGTGTTGTTTTCACTGAATATTCGTAAAGAGTTGCTCTATTGATTTTATATGGATTCATCTACAGAGGACTTGCATAAGAAAGTGTTTCTTCGTCTACAGTTTCTCGAACAAACTGCAGAACATTCATAAACTCTTCTACTGTATCACATTTGACTGTTTTTTCTGCTCCTTCATTTGAATAGAGATAAACTGATCGTTTGATCGGATCGATAACACATCGACTCAGATACTCATCTTGCATTAGGTTGTTTTGTGATTACTCTAGTATTATAGGACGAAAAGAAATGAGTGTCAAGCATCCTGTTCCACTTCTAAAAGTGGTACGTCTTTTCTGGTTGCATTCACCACATAGTAACAATCAATATTGGCACCATTGCCAGACTTAATATGAATTTTTTTACCCCATTCAATTTTTTCAACAATTAAATCTTGAGAATAACCAATTTGTGTTAAAGTCACTGTGATTGTTTCTGGATCAACTAGACCACTCCAATATTCTGGCACTTCTATCACATTTTCATTTGTAAGTCGGCCGCGAATGTAAACACCGTTTTCTGGACCTTCTAAACAAGCATGAATTAATCTTTTGTTCTGCTTTGTTGGATGTGGAATATCAAAAAGTTTTACACTGGCACATACCGTTGCTCCACAAAGTTCTGCGGTTGTATTGATATTTCCTGTTATATCAATTTGTCCTGTACCATTAATTTCAGTATTTACTTTCAAATAATCAATCTTTGCTTTTTTATGATAAAAAGGCGTACAAGCTTCTGTGGGATATGTTGCTTGATTTAGATTTCCATACCAAATAAATTCATAATCATTCATTTCATTTCCCCATCCGCCTGCAACTTTGTCACAGTTTTTTCCAGATGCTACTGGTTTTAATGTAAATGTGTCTGCTTTTTTTGGTTCTACCAAGTCACCATTTGAATCAAATTTATCTGCCATGATTAGTTCCTTTTAATGTCGTAATGATATCCGGAAATTGAATATTGTTCATTATTGCCTGGATAATCTGCAGGCGATTTGCCTTCATATTCTGGGATCAAGTCTTCACCATCTGCACGAGTGGCAAAAATATGATAGAAACAATCAATTGGAATTCCTCCATTTGATTGAAGATATACTTTGTTTTCATCAATTCTTTTAATAAGAATATGTTGATGAGCACCAATTGGAGTTAATTGAACCGTAATTGATTTCCAATCAACAAAGTTTTTCCAATACTCTGGGAGATCAATTTCAGTATTGTTTCTGATTCTTCCCCGAATATAAACATCGTTGTAAGGAGCCTCTGGACAAGTGTGGCGAAGTCTCCAACCCTCTTTTGTTGGATGTGGGATATCAAAGTTCTTTTTAGCAGAAAGAAAATGACCTCCACAATTTGACGCTACTTCACCTTGAACATAAAGATCTTGTCCTACCTGTAATTGTTCATTGACATCTACGGCGCCAAGAAATGCCGACGATCCTTTAACTGCTAAAGAATAAGGATTATTAGATCCTTGACAGAGTTCTCCTAAAATTTCTGGGTCCTCTTCCATATCGCTATTTGATGCTGGTCCAATCATGACCGATGCAGTCAAAAATGGATGAGGTTCTCCAACAACAAGAGGTCCTTCAATATAAGAAGATCCGCGAATTTCTTTTTTTCCTACTCCTAACGCTCCCTCTGGAGACCCTTCGCCAACATAAAGTCTTTTTCCTACTGCGATATTGTCAAATTGCATGATTACTCTCCAAACGATACATCTGACTTATTGTATTTTTCTGGGTCAGAATCAAATTTTGATTTCTTTTCTTTAGAAGATCCCGTTGCACATGCAGCAAGACCACCGTAAATATTTAGAATGCTATCTCCAACAACCTCACAAGTTCCTGATGAAAAGAATCTTGCTGTTGCAGTTCCGTTAATTTCAATATTTTTACTCACAAGATTAATAGCAGAATCTCCCTCGATTGTTACAACACCATTTTTGTTGTCTGCACCATTAGCAATGATTTGAACATTATTTCCTTCAATTCTAACATTTCCATCAGATGCTTTGATAACAATATCACCTTTAACTGCTTCAAGAATAAATCCTATTGAAGTTTCCTTTACATCATCAGCGCATTTAATTGAATAAACACCAGGACAACGATTGATTGTCCATCCGGATCGTGTTCCCTCACTATCTAAGGTTGTATAATGTCGATAGTCTTTGCCACTTCTTACCATAAAGGCAGAAATTACATCATCTGGATGAATGTGTCCTAATTTTATTTCGCCATTTTTATTACCATATCTTAAAGTATGATAGTTTTCTTTTGCCATTAAACTTTACCTACACAATCGATGACTGAAATAATTTTTTGCTGAAGATTAGGAGGAACTTGAGCAACATCTGGAACTGATACAACAGTAAATATAGGAAGCAATTCTGCATTGTAACCACTTTCTGTTTGAATGTAAATATTTGGTGCCTCTGTATAACCTTCACCACATTGACTCAAATCAATTTGTTCAATACTTCCAAATGGACCAAGAACAATATTGCCAGTTGCACCATTTGCTGGTTCAATGACAAGTTGATCACCTTCACTATAATTTAGTCCAGGATTAGCAACATAAATTTCACACATAGAAAGTGTTGTAAAGTATTGATCTGGTGATGGGTTTGTTTGCTCAACATTTACAGGTGATCCCACTTCTGTAATTGGATTCGTTAATGGGTCTGCGGTTTGACTTACTGCTGGAGAGCATCCTGGTGCAGTAATAGTTTCTGCAACTGTTGAGACATAAGGAGCTTGACCAGGATGCTGAACGGTATCACCAACTTCCACATTCATACTCTGTCCCGTTTGATATGGTGGGTCCCAACTTCCGTCTGCTTTTTGAATTGTAGAGTCGCATGGTTCTGCAAAAACCGTGCCATCTCCGCCAGTACTGCCGTCTGGGGTTTGAATATATCCCGTTCCAGGATCCGTAATAATAACTTGCTCCACCTGATATTGTGGTTCAGTTGCAGTTGTTCCAATACCAGTTTGTGGTTGCATAATTGCAACTGCAGTGGCACCTGCTCCTTTACCACAATTATCTACAATTTTTACCAGTGGAGTGGAAAGATATCCAATGCCTTGTGTAACTAAATCAACACCAACAATTTGACCTGCAGCACCAATAATTGCATTTCCAGCCGCACTTACTAGTGGATTGCCGCCAACAAATTTTACCTTTGGTGGTCCACATGGTTGCGGATTTGTATTGCATGTAAATGGATTCAATAAATCATTAACATTAAAATCAAAATTAAAATTATCTGGATTAGCAACCGCTGCTGCTTGACTTGCAACTTGCTTTGCTTTATTAAAAATATTTTGTGCGCTACCTACCGAATCTGCAGCGTTGCCAACATCCCCTTTCCAAAGACTAAAAGATGTTGTTTCTGGACAAGAATAACCCAATAAACCATTAATGAATCCAAGCACATCCGCAGCAAGACCAAGTGCAGCACTTGAAAGACCTTGAATTGGTGCGATAAGATTTTTAATTGAACTTGTAATGAATCCAGCAATAGATCCCAATAAACCACCTATGAAATTTTCAGTAGCGCAAAGAGGAACATTGATTAATTTTCCAACTCCTTTCGCAAACATATTATTTAAAAACTTCAATGCCATCGAAGGTAATTTGTCAACGATAGTATCAAAAATTTTATCAATTAATTTATCAGATTTTTTAATCTTTTTCTTTAAGGCTGGCAGTTTATTTGGTGGTGTTTTGTCGTAAGTTTTTTTAAATTTTTCATTTGCTTTTTCTTTTGTATATTTTCTAATTCCCTCTACAGTTCCTTTAATTGACTTTGCAATTTCTTTTGAGGCTTCCTGAACTTTTTGTGCCACATATTCTTCTAAACTTAATTCTTGACCTTTATACTTGATTGGTTTATCAACTACTGAAGTCCAAGAATTAACCGATTTTTGAGCACTTTTAATATCCTTTATCAAATTTTGTAATTTTGTTTTTGTTTCATCAGTATCTGACGATTTACATCTTTTGGGAGACTTTAGAGCAGTTTCTTTATTTCCATCTTCTTGCATCAACTGATCATCAGAAGACAACCATGTTTCATAAGATAAAGTTCCTTCTTTTGGAGCAGGACCTCCAGCTGGAGGACTACTTCCGGGCGGAATTGAAAAAAGAGGTACTTTTTCATCTGTATATCCACTACGAGGAACAAATCCTGATTGTGGATTTTTTTGATTTAATTTTACTTGATCATTATGTCCAATCGCTCCAAGAATTACTGGTTCTCTTCCATCAATACCATCCGCATAATATCCAACAACAAATGTTCCTTTTCTTAAATTTGGTGTTTGAAAACTTCCGGCATGTCCAGATCCACCTGTGACTGGATATAGAACCGTGGCCATTTCCAGTTGGTCATCTGGAAGTTCATTTTTATCCGACGTATCTCTTCCAAATATTCTAACTTTGTAACGGAATCCAAATCCGGGAATCTCATTTGGATCTTTCCATTTTGTCGATGGCACATTTGCTTTCCAGGTCGAATCATCAACGATTTGACCCTGCCAAAAAATTGCTGGTAATGATCCGGAATATTCGTTAAAAAATGACATCAATCCTCATAAATTCGACATTCTGAAGCATCTGGGTGCGAATCACAATACAATTCTAAAGGTGTTGGATCGTGATCATCATCAGGATGATTAATTTGATATACTTCTAAAGCACTTAATTCATCTTCAATATGACGGCGACGTTGTGAATTTATGTTTGGATCATCTAATTCATCTCTATCATCATTGATGTGTTGTTGGAGTGATTTTTCCATGTTAGAAAGGTTTTCTTCCGATTGAATCTCTGACCAAATTTAATGATGTAATGCAATTGTTCTTTGTGATACGATGAGCTACATCTGCTACCATATATATGCCACTTTTTTTCTTACTATATGATGCTGTTTCATTTGAAGATACCTCTGGAAAATCGCAATGAATTACATCACCAGCACGAATATTAAAATCGCCAGCAATTGTAACTGATAATTTAATTGCAAACAAACTGTTATATCTCATTGAGGATTGAATTAAAATCTCATCTACATTGAAGTTTAATTCCTTGGATTTTTTTAATTGCTCATTTAATGTTTTTCCCGATGGAAGAACACCAACATCTAAATTTTTAATATATCTTTTTGTCGTTTCATTTTGATCATCTCCATATTTGATCTGATCAGTCCCTCCAGTATTTGTCTCATTAAATTGAATATCTGAATTTACTTTGTTCTTGTTGCCATACTCATGAGTCAAAGGATTAAATGTTCGTGTTTCTGCTTGACCCATTGCACCAGTCGCACGAAGTTTCTTTAAGTTAAATGTGGAATCAAAAGAGTAATCTAAAATCTTTCCATCATAACCTGGCGGAACTTGACCAATCAGATTATTGAAGATAAGAGTTCTTTTTGGTTTTTGTTGAAAAAGTTTATCAATTGATTTGAATTTAAATCCATCTGCGGTTTCATAAAATAAATATCCTGCAAGTTTTCCTTTTGCCCCTTGAATATCTGGTATACATCTTTTAGCTAACCAAGTACAAAGATAGAAAGGTTTTTCACTTTTGCCAGTAAAATTAAAACTATTCAAACCTTCATCAACATCTATATTTTTCTGAGTTTTAAGTGTGTTTTGAAGAATGCTCTTTACATTATCTGGAATTTTACCATCATATCTTTTTACAACTCTTGAACTTAAGTTATCGTTTGTATAATATTCAGTCGATGTTAAATCCATCGTATATACAGTATTATTTGTACTTTCTTGAATATCTCTGACTTGTAAAAGTCTAAATGGGTTATCATTTTCTTCATCAAAATATAACTGAGTCCCATAACCATCTGTAATTTTTAAATTAATTTTTTCACCAGTATTTAAATTAACATCACCATTTTCAAAAACTGTAGATTCTTCTCCTGCAGTTCGATAACCAGTATCTACCAATGTTGCAGTTGCCCTCACTGTATGATCTAAAATACTTTCATAATATGTTAACTCAATAATACCATTTTTGATGTCAGTTCCTTTCTTAGTATAATTTGATATAATTTCAAAAATACTAATTTGACCTTCACCAGCACCTGCTTGAATATTTGCAGTCATTGTGTTACCTACTTAAACGGGCCATGTTATTATTTACACTTACAGGAACTGGGAATGCAATAATTTGACTTCCTCCTGTAGGCATTGGAATAGGTTTTTCAATAATAATTGGTTGAACAGCGATCATCGTATCACCTCCATTATCATAGGAAGGATACATGGAGAGTGAAGAATAGTTTCTTTTATTTTGTGGTCCTATGAGACCGCCACCCTGCATATTGCCACCATAAGGAAGACCTATATCGGAGGCCGCCCCTGGTTTTGGTTTTGGTTTTGGTTTGGGCGAACGGGCGGCCGCACCACCAAACAATCCAAATTTATCATACCAAGGTCGTTTAGACCTGAATTTTTCTTCATCTTTTGCCCTCTTCAATAAACTTTGAATTTTCTTTTTTGCCTCTAGTTGTTTCGTTGTCTCTTTTGGTCTTGATTTTTTTTGTTTTTTTCCTTCATCTGTTTCAATAGATCCACCTTTTGTCCAAACATCTTCTACAGCATCAAGAATTTTTTGGGGATCTCCTCCATTTAATGCATTGATATGTGTCGATACGTGAGGTCCTGTAGCACGTCCTGTTATGCCTTGTGTGCCTATTATATCACCTGCACGTAATACATCACCTTTATTTACATCAGTTCCATCCAAGTGTCCTAATAATATTTCATATTTTTTACCGTTAATTGTAACTTCTCCAGTTACCCAATTTCCATACCCTGATCCAGACATACCAGAACCAGATCCGTGAAATCCTTTTCCGGTAATTTTCAAATTATCAAATGGATTTTGAATATTTGCACCCATTCCACCTAAAGATATGTCAATACCAGTTTGTTCAGCATCTCGATCACCTCTTTGCGTTACAATGCCTCCTCCTTTAATTGGTCCACCTTTAATAATAGGTCTTTTTGCCCCCAACCAAGAACCATCAGAACCAAAATTCTTTAAATAGTCAAGACGTTCTTTTGCTTTTTGTTCTTTATTAGATGGTTTTTCAAAGTTTAATGTGAACCAAGCAGATGCCTCCATGGCATTTTTAAATTCTTTGTTTACATATTGTTTTCCAGCATCTTCTCTCAAAGCATAATCTATTTGACGCTGCCATTTCTTTGCCCAATCCTTTCCAGCAAATGCAACCATCCCATCAAATCTTGAAGCATGGTGTTGAAATAAACCTCCAGATTTTCCATTATCTCCAATTGCTCCAGCATCAAAAGAAGACTCTGCTTGAATATTTGCAAGCATACCCATAGCATGATTATGAGAAAGTCCTTTGCTTATTAAATAATCATAAACTTCCTTTGAAGAAACAAAGTTTTCTGCACCTTCAGCATATCCACCCGGACCAGCTGCTCCTCCTCCTCCGCCGCCGCCTCCGCCGCCACCGCCGCCAGCAGCAGGAACTTTAAGCAACTCATCAGTAACACTCTTAAGTGCCTCATTGACTCTGGTTTGAATCAAAGTTGCAAGTAAATTAGTTGTTATTTCACTTTGTTGTCCCATCAAAGGAACAGTACCACCATCAGCCATTCCCAGAATTGAACGATTTGCAGCATCTAAACCACCACTTTGCGCTTGTGATAAGGATCCAACGCCACTTGAAACTGTGGATGCAATTTTTCTTACATTAACCTTTTGACCTAATGCAATTTTAACGCCGGCACTCATTAAAGCACCAATCCACCCACCTTTATCTAAACTCTCAGAAACGCCAGTCAATGCCTTATAAGGATTTGGCGTTTTCTTTGCACTTGGTTTTGGATTTGGATATAACTTTTCAATCTTTAATTTTCCACCAACATCCTTTCCAGGACTCACTTTTTCTGGTTGAACTCTTTGTGGTCTTTGAACTCCCTGTGCTTTGAATGTTCTTCCAACAGCACCACCTACTATTTTACCACCTCTTGTTGTTTGCCCTCCTCTAGCATACCCAGTAATAAGTCCACCATTTTTTGTCCTCTGAAACCCAGGTATTTGAAGTAAAGCTGCACCTACTGCCAATGCTGCAAGAGTCCAATTTGCACCGGTTTTTAATCCCTCTACTAAAGGTGCTAAACTTAAACCTCGTTGTTTACTCAATCCTGCTTGAGCACCCTGAAGTTGTCTTTCAAGTAAAGTTGTATATGATCTTTGAGGTGTTGGAACTGTTGAACGAATCGGCGCTGGTGCTAATCCTGTGGGCGGACATTGGCAAGGGCCTCCAGGACCTTTTGGACCTTTGGGTTCTTTAAATCTTTTATGATATAAAATTGCAAGAATAATAGTTGCATTAAGAAGTTTGTTTAATCCAGATGAAAGTTCATCAAACTTTTTAGTTGCATTCGGTCCGCCATATTTTTGAATAGTTCCTCTAACATTATCATAAGCATCATATGCTGCTTCAATGGAATTAACAGTTCCTGCAGCTGCACCACCAACAAATCCTTCAAGTGAATTTAATATTCCTGTAAAAACATCACCAGACACTTTTCCAATTTCTGGATTATTTTTATCTATTTTTGTAAGAGTTGGCAATCCTCTTTCAAATTGCGTAAATAAGTAACCTAAAAATGTAAAAGTAGCAAATCTCTGAACTGCATCTACAATTCCCACTCCTGGAATTAAAGATTTAACTTTTTCTACTCCTCTAATACCTTTAGGTGTTTCTAATTTTTTTTCCTTTTTTAACCTTTTTTCAGTTTGTTTCCGTCTTTTTTTCTTTTCTTGTTTTTTCTTTTTTTCTTTAGTATTTTTCTTTAAAAATTTATCAATATCAATCAATTTTTCTTTTACTTGGAAATTTAATACATCATCAACTCTTCTATCATAAGATGCTGCCATTCTTTCTGCAGCGGTCAATTTTGATGGTGGTAGAAGTTTTTGTGTGTTGACTGCCATCTTAGACTATCCCGTAGATATCTGCAATGGTTCCTCTATCACTCATCGGAGAAATTGCAGAGAAAGATGGAACTTGTGTTCCTCCTGCTGCCATAGGAGCATTGTTTGCTGCTGGTTGTGTAATTGGTGGAAGTGTCATGATACCACCTTTACCACCTCTTGAGAGTGGAGTTGGCATATATCTTCGATTTCTTTTTCCAAGTTTAGTTGGATTTGAATTACTATCTGTCAGTGCAACTAATTTATCAATTAAAGAAACGCCTAATTTATTAACCGTATCTGTTGGTAATACATATTCGCCTGGTTGAACTGCAGTAAGTTGTCGATCTGCTGTTCCTCCAGGAATATTGTAACCAGTAGATTCGCCAATTAAACCACCACCTTGTTTTTTGCCACCAAAAACGCCAACTATATTCTGGAAGAAATTCATTTTTGGTTTTGATTTGGCAGTAGGCTGCATATAAATTGGTCTCATTTGACGCATCATTTTTGCCACATCTGACTTATATTTTTCAGTGTCATTTTCATGCGGAGGTGCATAAGCAGCAGCATTTGCGTTCCAAGCACTCACAGGATCTTTGAAATCTGAGAAGTTTGACATTCCTTCACGATGTTTATCCCATAAACGAATATTATGTTTGACGGATTCTTCTAAAGTTTTATAGTTTAAGAATTTGCCATTTGTTCCTCTTTGATTAAATGGATTATTACCATACATATTTCTCAACCAACCAGTTTCTTTCATTGCAATTGCTGCCTGCAATTCAGGAAACTTTGCTCCATGTTTTTTTGCAAGATTATAAACGCGCATGAAGGATTTGACTTCATCGCCACCATATCCTACCATTCCTCCACTTTGAGCAAACTGAATATTATTTGCAAATTTTGGTTTATTTGCATTTGGTCCGCCGAACATAGCATTAAGTGAAAGTAATTTATTCGCTCCAATTGCTTTTACAGCAGCACGATTCATTACAATTTCACCAGGTTGCAACGCGGTTAATTGTGTATCTGGGCCTGCTCCAGTGATTTTCATACCAGTATTTGAATCAATATATCCACCAACATCTTTTTTAGGAATTTGCGGTTGAGATGCCTGCTGCTCAATTACAATACCCAAACCTGGCATTCCTGGAAAACGTGTATTTGCATCAATAACAGCTTTTGTTTCTTCTTCTTTACTTAATGGTGTTCCTTTTCTCTTTGCTGCCTCATCTATTGCTCTTTGATTTGCATTTTTACTATCATTCAACAATTTAATGCCACCAGACACTGTTGCAATTGCCGCAGTTAAAAGTGGATTTACCACTGCTAGTCTTGCAAGTGATGCAATAATTGTTCCAGAAATAGAAGCAATTAAACTACCAAGAGGAGTAAAAAATGCTAATGCCCCAACAAGAATGGATGGCCACCAATCTTTAAAAAATCTTACTAATGTAAAAATTTTCTTTTTATTTTTTGGATCACCTAACCAATCCATTAATTTTGTAAATGCGCGACCAAGTAAAGTATAAAGAATAAAGTTCCAAATACGATCAAAAATACTCTTAAATGGCGCGATTAACTTTTCCGCAATTTTTTTACTAATTTTCTTTACACCTTCAAGAGCATCTTCTCTTTTCTTTCTTTTTTCGTTTTCTTCTTCTTTCTTATCATCAGCATCTTTTTTCTTATCAAACTTAAACTGCTTCTTTAACGTATCAAGAATTGAGTTTAAAATCTTTAAGACACCAAATGATGATTTTTGTGCTTCTGCTTGTGGGGTATATTTGACAAGTGCGCCACCTGCTGCAGGAAGTGCTTTAATTCCAATTGGTTTAACTCTTGCTGTTGCTACTGCTTTCTTTTGTAATACCTTCTCTACAAAAGTTTTGAATGCAACTTTATTATTTCTCTTCTTAAATGCTTCTTTTCTTTCTGAAGGACTTAGTTGATTTCCTGCAATTGTTCCCTGTGCTGATAATTCTTGAACATATTGGTCATACCTATCCTTACCAACTAAACTAAGGGCTGATATTCTTTTATTGTTGTTTGGATTATCAGCCATTAGCCTGTCGTTGTTTGAGTTCTTCTTCCTCTATGTGATTTTTAAGGAAAGTTACATAAATGTCTCTTTCCCACGGAATCATGTTTTCAATCTCTGTTAATGAATATTTATGATACTGCATTAACGAAAAGTTGAGTTGATAATAACTCTCCAGGTCCATATGGACCATTCCTACGCGAAAAAAGATGATAACCCTTCTAGAACAACTTCACTTTCAACTTCAGTTTTTGGATTTGTAACTTGAATCTTATGACTGAGTTTAGGCATTGTTTCAAAGAACGACTCAATTTCTTTGAACTGTGCAGAGTTCATTTGATCTAAGAATTCTGCAATCTCTTTCTTCGTTACATCAGCAGCAGTCCATACCTCATCTTCAGTGTAGATCTTATCAACACAAGATGCAATTAAATCAAACGATTGATCAACTGCGTTGTTACCGGAGAAATCAAAGTTGTTTTTGATAAATTGATCCAGTGATGGATATTTCATCTCCATCATGATAGAAGCATCAACTTTAATTTGCTTCTTATGGTCTGGGTTCTTTTCAACTTGAATTTCATCAATATTGATTTTTACAGGAACCGATGTTTCCTCATCGTCTGGACAAATGATATTGACTTCAATCTCTTCTCCAACAGACTTACCGCGAATATTGAGGAAAAGATATTCAATATCAAATGTTGGAAGAGACTCAACCTTGATATTCTTTGTCTCAATACAGTTTTTGATAACTGTCTTGATTGCATTTGTAATCTGCTTCGAATCCTCAGATTCTAATGCAAGAACAAGCAGTTTCTCTTCTCTTACAAGAAATGGACGATATTTGATTGTTTGTCCTGTCGATGGCAACTCCAACTCATAAGTCGGTGTAGAAATCTTTGGTAAAGGCATAATATCCTATAAAGTTCAGTGTGATTATTTATTATACAATTGGAGACGATGAAGTAAGACTTGTTGATACGTCATTAAGTCCTGTAGAAGGATTAACAGTATTTCCAGATGCTTTATAAGAAAGAGTTGGAACTCCTCCCGTATTAAATCCATTAATTGGAGTTGCCAAAGCTCCTGCTCCTTGAAGATTATTCGCAGCAGTGGCAAGTGTTTGTTCAAAAGTATACAATGATCTATTTACAATATATCTGGTATACGTGAAAGAAACTGTGCATTTTAATAGATCAGAGGACTCATAGGATACTGGAATTGAATTAATAGCAACTGGATATGCTTTAAAAAGTTTATAACTTAAATAATAACCTTTAAAATCTCTTTCAAATTTATTAATATAAATTCCTTGAGAACGATACCCAGTTCCGCTACCCTTTTCATTTGAATCTGGAAATCTGAATCTATAATTGAAATTAGGATCATCCAATCCAAAAGCATTTTGTTCATTAGCAATATATTGCATCCATTGTTCAAAAAACCAAATGACTTTATATCCATTTTGATTATCATGATCTACATAAAATGTAAAATCTGCTCGATCATCATATTGTCTACGATATGCTAATCTTTCAGTAATACCAGTGTAATCATCGTTGATTTCATTAGTCATTAATGAAGAACCAGGAAGAGCCGCTTCGGAACAAGAAAGGCTAATTAATTCTTGATTAAATCCATTATAATTTAAATTTTTATTTGCCTTCAAATAATTAACAACATCTTGAGGGGGATCAAACCAACATTGATAATTAGAAGTTAAAGCAGGTCTTAATAACCTTGATTTAATATAGTCTATTTTTCCAGTTTCTTTTTTTGGTTCTGGCGCAGCCATCTATAAATAATTTTACTGATATATTATGTAGTCGATATAATGGCAGAAAGTATAAAGAGTCGATACATTCCTTCCTATCCACAGAAGTATCAAGGTGATCCGAACAATATCATTTGTAGAAGTAGTTGGGAAAGAAAATTCTGCAGATGGTGTGACATGAATGAAAGTATTATTGCCTGGGGTTCTGAAGAAATACGTATCAAATATTATGATCCCGTGAAAAAAAGAGTGAGAACTTATTTTCCAGATTTCATCATCAAAATACAAGAAAGTGGCGGTACTATCAAAAAATATATCATCGAAATCAAACCAAAGAAACAAACGGTTCCACCAAAACCAAGATCAAGAACAACCAAATCTTATATCAATGAAGTTTATACTTATGCAACCAACCAAGCAAAATGGAAGGCTGCAGATGAATTTTGTAAAGATCACATGCTTGAATTCAGGATTATCACAGAAGATGAATTAGGAATCAAGTAATGTCCTATAGAGTTTCCAGACTAAAACAAAAACTCAAGTATGCAAAAACTCCTGATGATATTATGATGAATATTATGGAAGTATTTGATAAAACTGAGTTAATTCCTGATGTTGGTGGTTATTATACCTTCGTTTATTTTCCAAAAACAAATGACATTACATATGATGAACATCCATTAGTTGCTGTGACTGCAATTGAACGATGGGGATTCAAAGGTATTAATTTTCATTGGGGTGAATCAAGAAATTATACATGGCAAGAAATTATTGGAAGACTACACGTTATTAATAATGATGAAATTGATTATTTGAGAACACTAAATTTCGCTAAATACGTAACTAAATAATTAGAAAACTATAATGGCAGTAGCAACCCAACCGGATGGTGCCACTCTCAATCTAACATCAAATGCAATTAAAACTGCAGCACAGGTCGAACCTGGAATATTAATCTATCCATCAGACATGAGATCTGATCAAGATAGGATTAAATTTACTGTGCGTGAAGTACAAAAAACAAGTATTGTAAAACAAAATCAAAAAATATTAAGTTCAAAAACAGCAAACAATATTCCGGAAGCAAAGTTACCTCCCGGTGAAACATCTTCTGTTTATTTGCCAATTCAATCCGCAATTTCTGATACAAATAGTGTTGAATGGGGAGGAGAAAAATTGAACGAAATTCAAAGACGACTTGTAAATGCATCTTTAGATGCAATGAACTCTAAAGCAAATTTTGGTGAAGCGACACAAGATATGATAAACCAAATATATAATGGAATTTTAAAGCAAAAAGGATTTGGAGGTATGGCAAGAATAGCACTTGCAGAGCAAGCAGTTGGTGTTCAAGGACTTCTTTCAAGAGTCACTGGAAACGTTCTCAATCCAAATTTGGAATTGCTTTTTCAAGGTCCAACACTTCGTCCATTTCAATTTCAATTTAAGTTGTCTCCAAGAACTCAAAAAGAAGCAGAAGATGTTAAAAGAATAATCAAATTTTTCAAAAAGAATATGGCTGTACGATCTGGTGAATCTGGGTTATTTTTAAAATCGCCATATGTTTTTGGAATTGAATATCAACAAGGAACCAAAGATAAGTCCTCCGTGATTCATCCATCAATTGGAAGAGTTAAACCATGTGCTCTACAATCATTTAATGTAGATTACACACCTCTCGGGTCTTATATGACATATGATGATGCCAAATCAACAATGGTTGCATATAATATTTCAATGCAATTTCAAGAAATTGTTCCAGTCACTTCGGGTGATTATAAAGACGGTCACGACATAGGATTCTAAAAATGGCAAAACCATATTTCAGACTCGTTCCAAATTTAGAATATGTTAGTAGAAATGTTGACGAACAAAATATTTCAGATTATATTGAAGTTAAAAATTTATTTAAACGTGGAAAAATTCGTGATGATATCTTTGGTGATTTGACGTTCTTTACAAAGTATCAAATCATTGGTGATGAGAGACCAGATCAAGTTGCATTTAAAACTTACAACGATTCAACACTAGATTGGGTAGTCTTATTAGCAAATAATATAATCAATATTCAAAACGAATGGCCTTTACCACAAATTACATTTGATAAAATTATGCTTGAAAAATATGGTTCTTATGAAGGACTGTATAATGGAGTTCATCACTATGAAACAAACGAAGTTAAAAATCAAAATGACATTATAATTGTTGCAGCAGGACTGCAAGTACCTTCAAATTATTCAATATCTTATTATGATGATAAATTACAACAACAAATTACAAAGACAAATATTACAACTCCAGTGACCAATTATGAGTATGAAAGTAAAAAAGACGACGAAAAACGAAATATCTTTTTACTCAAACCAATCTATTTAAATATTCTGTTTAATGATTTGGATTCAATTATGCCATATAAAAAAGGTGGAGATCAGTACGTGAACTCCACCTTGAAAAAGGGTGATAATATTAAACTTTACGAGTAATCAATCATCCACAAGTTTTTGGAAATACTTCAGAGCATCATCTTCATCTTCATCATCTGAAGAAAGAGTTGGAAGAGAAGGTGATTTTGCCTTGCGATAAGACTCCTCAAGTTCTTCCATAACTTTAGATTCTTTTGTCACAGGTTCTGCATAATTTTCATACTCTTCTTCTTGTTCAGCAACAGCACGAGCAGCACTCTTCTGACCAAGAACCATCTTCAGACGCTTATCAAGATCATCATAAGACTTGAATTGATCAGAAGCGACCAGAGCAGAAAGAGAATTCTCTTTCTTCCAAATTGCTTCCAGTGCATCGTCATCATCCAGAAGAGCAGCAGGAGAATCAAACTCCGACTTATCGTAGTTCCAATAACCATCAACCTTACGAATCTTCAGGCGGAAGTTTGCACCTTGCCAGAAATCAAAGGGATTGATTGGTTCTTCGTCTTCGAACTCAGGTTGCATCGCAGCTAAAATCTTATCAAAGATCTTCTTACCAAACTTGAACAGGAATACCTTACCTTCGTTAGCAGGATTTGCAGGATCCTTTACAACATAGATGTTGCTGTAATAGTTCAGTTTGCGCTTTTGCTTACGAACAGTTTCTTTATCCTTTTCACTACCGCTGTTCCACAGTTCGCGGTTATGTTCCGAAACAGGATCTTTCTGTCCCAGAGTGGTCAGAGAGTTTTCAATATACCAACCACCAGGACCTTGAAATGCGTGACTGTAGAGTTTTACCCATGGAAGATCTTCTCCTTCAGGTGCTGGAAGAAAACGGATAATTGCAGAACCTACACCAGTCTTATCCATTTCTGGTTTCCAAAAACGCTCATCAGTGCCACCAGAACCACCAGTGCTCATTTTTTCAACTTCTTTTACAAGTTTATCGGTGAGCGAACCGAGTTTAGATTGCTTTTTCAGATTAGCAAAAGACATTTGTGTACCTCGTATTTTTAAGATTTGGCCTTTGTGTACTTGATTATTCTACAAGATTTACCCTGCTTTGTCAATTCTTTCACGCATTGATTCGATCAATCGACTCATGTTGTTAAAAAGCATTGACATATCAATATTGGGAGAAAGTCCCATCATCATTGCAGATTCGGAAATTTTTTCTTTCATCTGTTTTGCTTCAGGATCATCAGATAAACTCAAACGTGTATAAAGAATTTTTTGTTTGTCTAATAATTTTTGAAGCAAATCAACATGTCCAATTTGTTCTTCTTTCGACATTGTAGAGAACTTAAATACACTATGATAAATTTGCTCCTGCAATTCAGAAATTTCTGCCATCTCGGCACGAACAACTTCGGATTCAAAAAAACTCATATTTCTCCTAAAATAATTTCTTTCAAAATTTTACGATAACCAAATACATCAATATTTAGAAATGGATTATACTTTTTTAATTTTAAACTGACGATTTCCCATACAGGATCCTTCAGTTTCTTGTCAAATGTTTTCCCGAACAGGAATATTCTATCATAGATAATCAACGTTTCAAGACTAATATTCCCGCTCAGGAAACTTTTTAATACTGGTGGATGTCCTTTAGAACAATCAAATACTTCTTCAAATTTGTTAGTTTTAAATAGTTTTTCCGATTCTTCCTTAAAGATATAAGATAAGGATTGTGTTCTTTTTTTCCAATTGATATAATTCTGTTCTCCTTCTCTAATGATACTACCAATCCATAAATTTGATGGATCATCAACAGAGATAAAATTAGAAACAAAGAAATCAATGACTTCTTTATCATCTTTGTTTCTTGAAATCTTCTCAAACCAAAAACGATCTCTACGCTTATAAAATGACTGTAGATTTGCTCTTACTTTTCCACAGTATTTTTGATAATCATATTCTGGTTTGGTAAAATGATTTTTAAGTGCCAAATAGGTCTTATATGTATCAAAAGGCATCATTTGTAATAATGTTGAATGCTAGAGTAATTCTTTCTTCATTCTTTTTTTGAGGTT